TTCGCTGGAGCTTCTGCTTCTGGTGCTGCTGCAGCATCTTCTACTGGAGCTTCTTCCATACCACCTTCACCAGGAGTTATTGTCAGTTTTTCTCTCCAATCTTTTTGCCAAGCATCATAGTTGTGGTATAGTTTATCAAGAACATTTCTGTTTCCTTTTTCTACAACCAAATCCTCGGTAGATACCGTAAGTCCATTTTGAAGTGAGTAAGCCCACTTAACCTTTCCTTTGTTCCCCATTTCTATAGTACCAGACGCTCCTGCTTCTATGCCGTTAGGCCCAATCCACATCTTAAGAGAATATCCATTTGATTGCTGGTCAAAAACAACTGATGCGCCATCAATTTCTTGCAACATTTGGTCAAAACTATCTTCAAACTGAGTAATATCAGAAGAGTTAATTTGAGGAATCCCACTATTATAATTCTCTCTAATAGAAGTAACTCTACCAAGCGAGCCGTCTTTATTTGGCTTTTGACCACCATAGAACATAGCGTATTCAAGCTCGTCCTCAGTGAGGCCTCTTTGCTTTACAGGTTTCTTTTCTCTTTTCTCATTAGAGCCTGTTCTAAGAGTTTCGAAAGCTAGTTCGCTAATCTCTTTTCTAATCATTTCTGTTAATTCGTCTCTGGTCATATCTTTAAATTTGGTTCATCCACATACCTTTTTTCTCCCACATCCATCTGTGGTAAGAAAGCATTGTTTTCTTAATCATTTCTTTCACTTCCTTTTCGGTCACGAAATCTTTAGTTTCTTCTTTGGCTATTTTTTTAACCTCAGCTTTGTTTGGAGTGTTTTTTAAATCAACCCTCAAAACATCCTTTACAATATTTCTTATCTCTCTTTCGGTCATTATGCGTTTTCTTTAATTCTATTTAAAACATCAAACAACCTCTTATCTGGATAGCTGTCTTGTTTGTCTTTACGAACGTTTGTGTGAGTCCATATACCCTGCACTTTACCTTTAACAACATCGTTGTTGTACTCCATCCAGTTTTTATCGAACTCAATATTTTGAACGGGTATCTTATATGTTTTAATAATCCAGGTTAACAATTTTTCAAGAGACTCTATCTGTTTATCGCTATATGCGTGATAATATTTCTTACCTCTCCATTCATCTTCTAACTCATATACCTCATCTGAAGAAACTTCAGAGCCATAGGTATTATAATATTTCTCACCTTTTTTATCAAGCCTTCCCCATGAGCAAATCTCAACACCTATAGAATGCTTGTCTAATTTACCTTTAGTACCTTTAACGCCCAGGTGGTAGCTCCAGTAGTCTGGGTTAAATGCCTCATAAACCTTTCCATCATCAACACCTCTACCGCTAACAACAAAAGCTGTTGCAATTCTAGGCGAATTACCATCCCAGTATTTTATAACACTTCTAGCGTCTGGCCCACTTACTGTGTAGTGAATAAATATCTTATCTTTATCAAATGCTTGTTTGATATATTGTTCAGAAGCTATGTGATGGTTTGTATCTACAACCAAATCTCCATAGTTCTTTTCATATTTATTGTTCTTCTCTTCTTTGGCGGTTCTTTTTTGAGCCGCTTTAAGTGCAGAAAACGTTCTTGACCCAGCCATTCCATCCACGACAAGTGAATATTTTTTTTGAAACGCTTTAAGAGACCTGAGTGTTTTGTTTCCGAAAGTTCCATCAATCACAAGGTCGTATCCTATCATAGATAGATACTTTTGTAACTTAGAAACCTCAAAACCCTTATCCCCCAATGTAATCATAACAAATTTTTATTATAAATAGTGAATAAAAAGTGTTTCTAACCTTAGAAATAATGGTCTATTTATAAAAAGTTCTAGTGTGTTTGTAACATTTTTTAAACAAGTTGCGTATAACAAGACAGAACCAATAAAAATTAAGAATTATGAGCAATGAAGATTTTAACACAGAATTAGAAGCAATTAATATCGAATTAACTGCAGAGCAACAAGAGACATTAGATAATGGTATTATCGAATATGAGAAAAAAGTTGATTTCTTTAATAAATTAAGAACCCACACTTTTTTATCTTCATTAATTTTGTTAATCGCAGTTTTCATTGTTCCAGCTACAGCTGCTATCATTTCTGGTGTATTATCTGTGACTCTTATTCTTATTTCTTTAAAAGCTAGAAGAAAAGTAATCTTCTATAGCCATATACTTTGTGGAATTCAGATGCCAAATGAAGATTTGAGAGATTTCTGTAAAAGTCTAGTTGACTAAAAAAAGTTTATACAATAAAAAAGCCTTTCTAAAATTAGAAAGGCTTTTTATAAAGTTTATTTTAATTACTCTGCCGAAGAAACATCTCCAACTGCAGTATCTCCATAGCTGTAAACAGTCTTATCAACGAAGAAACCTTGAGTTCCATCTGGAGCCATTGCTTTAGCTTCCCAACTTGGATACTTAATGTTTGGATTGTTTCCAACAAACATAAGAAACTTTTGAAGAGCTTCTGGCTTTTTCTTAGCAATGTGCTTATACATTGCGAATTTTCCAGCATCTTTCTTTACAACTTCCTCACCTGCTTTAATAGCTTCTTCTGGAGAAAGTTCTGGTTTTTTCTTAAACATATCAAAAAGACCTTCGTCTATTCCTTCTTCTGCTACACCTTCAGCATAAGATTCATTGATAGTCTTAAGCTCGTTCATAAGAGCTTTCTTTTCATTTTCAAGAACCATTCTCTTTTTAAGTTTAAGAGCTTCTTCTTTGATGATTTCTCTAAATTCAGAGATTGTTAATTCTTTTTTTGCCATGACAATATTTTTTTTGTTAACGTTACGTATTGTGTTGTTTACAATAAATAGAGCAAAAAAAACAAAATTAAAACAGACTATCTCAATCTTTCTATTAAACTTTTAAAAATACTATTGTTTGATACTGTTACTTCTTTTTTGTAATCTTTATTATCAAGCACTTTACTAACCACTTGAGATTTTTCCTTAAGCAACTCATTAATATCAACATCCATTGTGTCAGCACATATGTATTGAATTATCTGAATATTATCGTGTGTTGTTGTTGCTCTGTGAATCCTATCTTCAGCCTGCTCCATGTCAGCTGGTGTCCATGCAAATCCAAGAAATATCAACTTAGAAGCCTCTGTTAGTGTAATACCAACACCAGAGGCTCCAATCATACCAGAGAAAAGTCCTATATTTTTATTTTCCTGAAAACTATCAACAGACAATTGTTTATCCTCTTGACCCATACTTCCAGTGTGAAGAACCGCTTTGTCTTTGTATTCTTTATGAAGCTCCTCTGCTAGGAATTGGTAATCAGACATCACAACTAACTTTTCTCCATTACTTGTAATATCATCAATCACACCATCTTTAATCATCCTCTCCATCTTAACTCTACCAGTAAACTGTTTAAGTTTATGAATCTTTTCAAGATAACCCTCTTCTTTTTCTTCTTCAGTACCATCTTCATTAATAACCAACTTCATCTCTTTTAGAAGCCTATTGTACTCAGTTCTTTGAGCAGGTGTTAGCTCGATTTCTATTTCAGTATAAGTCTTTGGAGGAAGCTGCGAAAGAACATCTTTTTTAAGCCTTCTAAGGAAGTATGGTGAGATTCTGGTAAAAAGCTCTTCAAGATTAGATGCGCCACTATAGTCCCATCCAAAATTAGTCTCATACGCAGCACAATACCTTATACCATAGTCATGAGATGAGTTCCACATTTCTGGGTCCATAAAATTAAGTCCAGAGAAAAACTCCATCGGCCTTGATTTAATCGCTGTACCAGAAATAAGTATTTTCTTATCAACCGTGTCTCTAAATGCTCTCTTGATTATCTTGGTCCAATCAGTCTTTACAGATTTGATTCTATGGAATTCATCAATAACAACCATGTCATATTCCGTTGGGTCAAGATATGCCCCTCCTTTGTCTTGAAGATATACCAAACCTTTAACTCTACTTTTGAATGAGTTTGTATTTTTACAGTCTGGGCATTTTTTATGTTTCTTTGTAAGGTCTGTTATTTCACAACCACATCTTTGGCTACCTTTTCCAGGTACGATAATATTACCTTGACACTTGTGATTATACTCAAGTTTAATATAAGTTTGTATTGACTCATAGTTTATTACGTGAAATAGAGATTCATCCTTATTGTAATTAACTCTGTCACTCTTCTTACTAGGCTTGTATTTATATACATGAGCTTTCTCGTTGCTAAAATTAATAACCTCTTTTCTCCAGTTCAATTTCAGAGAAGCAGGGCATATAACCAAAGTTTTTAACTTATGCTTTGCAGCATATGTAATTGGAGGCAATGTTTTACCAACACCAGGTTGGTCCCCAAGAATAGCTCTACCTTCATTGATTTCAAAAAACTTTACAGCTTGCTTTTGATAGTCGTAAGGAGGTATTTTCATATAACTAAAATCCATACCATCAAAATTAAGGTCTGCTTCTTTTAGCTTCAATGCTTGAGATATTCTTTTTTGTCTTTCAACATATTCTCTTCTAAGATTGTTAAGCTCTTCTGGTAGTAAATTTTCAAACACAAAAGGAAGAGAATTATCAACTAGAAAGGAGATTATATTCCCCATCTGAACTGCTCTTATTATCCTAACCCACTCATCCCTAGTTCCACCGTTTACATCGAGTACATTATCGACTCTGTAACTTGTGTGTTCTTTTGGGAGTGTTTTGATATACGCATTCAACATAGGTATAAAATCATACCTTAGCTCATAATTGGTTTTGAGCTTTCTTATTTTTATTGGAGCTATTACTTTTTTCTTTGCCATTAATAAATATAATAATTAGAAGTCTTTTAATAAAGAAAAAACATCCTTATTTAATCTTTTCTTTCGCTTTGTTTTTTCGAAAGTTTTCAACCCTTTTGATATAGGCCTCCTCTTTCTCGTTGCTAAGTTTTTTGTCAATAATAGCCTTTTCAAGTTTGGTTAATTCAATAACTTCTCCTTTGTAGTCTCCCAGTATTATTTTCTTAGTCCCTTTTTTTATTTGGACAGATTCTCGAATAAGCTCCGCCAGAAGACGAATGTCCTGCATAGAATGCCTTAAGTCAGTACCAGCCGTTCCATTTCCTCTCAAAAATTGTTCAGCTCTTTTTTTCTTACTCTCTGCGACCTCAATGATTTTATACAATAAATCTAATTCACTGTATTCTCTGAATTGTTCTAGTTCATTAATCTCCATCTTTGCTAATATTTTTATCAAATGTATCCTCAAGGTTTTCTATGTCAACAATACCTTGTTTAGCAAGCTCCTTATCTAGCTCTCTTTTTTTGATTATGTCTGTAACGGTTAAATCAGCCTTCATAGCTTGATAAAGGTCAATGGCAAATCTATCATCGGTGTATATATCATGATTGATTCTATACCAAGATTTGCCTTCCATCTTTATTTTATCGCCACTTTCGCTTGTGCCGCTGTAGTCAACCCAAAAGAACCCAACCATATCTTCTTCATCATCAAGCCTCTTTAGCACTTCCACAACAGGATTAAGGGGCTTGATTCCTTTTGCTTCCATTCCCTTTGCGCTGCTGTTAACATAATCTTTGACTTCTTGCTTATTGTAGTATGCCATGGTTTATTTTTTTAAGTATTCATTTATTTTATCCGCAGTTTTAGCTCCAATTCCTTTGAGGGCAGTTAAATCCTCAACTCTATTTAGTTGACCATAATTAGCGATGTCATTATTTAAAAGAACTTTAACAATTTTTTCGTCATCAATAATGTCTTTAATTTTAGTATTTGACCTAATTGTTTTCTTTTTAATCATAGTAGGAGTTTTAACTTTTTCTATATCAATTGTGTTGATTCCGTTAATCTCATCTATGTGGCTGTTCAAGTTAAATCCTACAAGGTCTAAAACTTGAACCATGTCAAGTATGTCTATAAACTTCTTGTCAAAATTAAATCCATCAACATTAAATTCGAAGATACCAATATTTGCTCTGTAGGTTTTCATATTAAGAGTTAATCTGAATTTTAAATCAAAATCAGCTTTTCTCTCAAACTCAAACGTATAAGAATCATCTCCCTCTTTTCTATAGTCTATGTTTCTTTCGTTTTCTTTTAACCCAGAAACACCCTCTTTAAGTTTTCCTATGAAAAAGTTAATCTCTTCTTTTCTCTCTTCGCTCAATGGTTCTTCGGCTTCTTTTTTTGATGAGATTATTGGCTTTTGGCTTTTAGCGAATTTACCAAGAAAGTCATTCACATTAAAAGAAGGCACTGTTGGAGTGCCCATTGGAAATGTTTCTTTGCCATTTGAGTTTGTGAAATTACCACCTTGAGTTGGAAGCATTGCCATATACATATCGTCTTGAGTTTTTAATCCAGAACCGCCTCTTTTGTTTTTGTTCTTAATCATTCTAATATCTATAGGAGTAGAATTGTAAGATTTTTTTGTCTCAGCGCTTGCTCCTGGAGCTCCAGTTACAAGAGAGCTCATTCTACTTCTATCAAACTTAAAACCTTTGTAATCAAGTGTCCCTTCGTTGCTTGGTTTTTTATCTCCAGAAATTTCTCTAGCAACTTCTTTTGCAACTTGCTCAACTGATACACCAAACATATCTTCTTGGATTTCTCTTAAAATTTGCTTTCTAAGTTTTTTGATGTCTCCTTTAGATTCTTTACTAATTTGTTTGGTGACAGATTTTCTAATATCTGCCTCAATTTGTTTTTTTACATCTTTCTTGATGTTCTTAATCATTTTGTTGTTTTTCATGACTTACTTTTTATGTTCAAGAAGAAGTTGTCTATCTTGATTTTTGTTATTATTACACATAGGATGCTTTCCTCCTTTGAACTGGCAGAACATACATCCTAAAAATTCATTACCAGTGTTTTTTACCTTTGGAAAATGTTTGTTAATATGAATACTTTCAACAGTTCTTGCTAGGCTTTCAAGTGATTCAAAAATCTCTTCCTTTGTAGAATTAACTTCTACATTTTGAATTCCTCCGCAACCAGAATCTGGTTTCTTTTTATTTTTAAGCCTGTTAAGAACAATGTACTCACAATCTATATCATCAAGAGCTATTTTATTCTTTCTTGCCCAGAAGTATTTATAAAACCTCATCTGGCACAAAAAACTAGAATCGCTCATTTTCTTTTTAATATTCCACTTTTGCCCAGAAGTCTTCCAATCTATGATAACATATCTACCAGTCTCCCTGTTTTGAACCACTAAGTCTATAAAACCCTTAAAGTAAAACTCCCCATACACATGTTCAAATATCGGCTCCTCAACAGATACGATTTTATATTTTTTAAACAAATCTTCTACAGACAATGCATTTAAAAGATTTTCACCCTGCTCTAAAAACTCCTTTAACTCTTGTCTAAACCCTGGCTCATCACTCATATAGTCAAGCATATCTTTAGTAAAAGTTCTTTTAAAGAAATCAACCCTTCTGTTTAATCCTATTGAGTCTTTTAAAGATTTCTCAAGAGCAGCATGCATTGCGTTACCAAAGAAAAGGTGAACGGTCATTGATGACTCAGAAAGCTTTAAATGCTTCTCTACCAAATGTCTGTGACCACATTGATTGAAAAGATTGAACTCACTGAAGCTAATATGTATTTTATCAGCATATTTATCTTTGAGCGTTATGTAGTTTAAATCCTTCTCCACTTTTTGATGGGTTTTACTAAATATGTGAAAAAAACATCTAAAAATCAAAAATTTAGAAGATATTTATTATTAAATGGCAAAATTAACAGAAACATATATTCGAAAAATCGTCAGAAAGGTGTTGGCTGAATCTTTACTTTTGGAGATTTCTCCTCAAGAAAAATCTAAAGCTTACGCAAAAAGTAACGAGAGAGTGCCGTTTAACGCAAGTTTGATGAAGCAGGCAATTATGCAAGGTCGTGAAGTTGGTATGAATTTTAAATCCAATAATGATAAATATACAATGCCAGTAATAAAAACTAGGATTATACACCCAGTTGCTTTTGGTGTTAATAAATCTGGAAAGCAGGTGGTGCGTGGATTACATATAACGGGTCAGTCTGAAAAAGAAGCTATAAGAACAGGTTCAAGAAGCGCAGAAGTAGACGCTGAAAGCGCTGGAGTATCAGCATGGAGAATGTTTAAGACAGAAAATATAAAATCTATGTGGTTTACAGACAGGTTTTTTAGTGACGACATTCCAGGCTACAACCCGAATGATAAGGGTATGTCGGTTCAGGTTTCATACAACCCTACTACAGCTAAAAAATATCAAGATGAAATAGTTGCCGCAAGAAAAGCGTCAGCTAATCCAGTTATTCCTACACCACAAGTTAAACCAGAACCGATTCAAACACCAAACCCAGCGCCAACAGCCGATAAGGACATTGAACAAATGGGGTATGAAGACCAGCCAATACAAGAAAAAAAGAAAAACGTTAGAAACTTTTTCAAATAATTAGAGTCTAATTCGGAAAATTCTTCTTCTGCTCATCTTCTTTCTTCTTGGCATCAGCTGCTTTTTTAAGAAATTCTTTTAACAACTTATCCGCTTTACCCTTTAATGTGTCAAGGTTTATTGAAGTATGTGATTTATGGTGCCAAGATTCGTTTATTAATTTCTTGTCTTCTACGTATAGGTGAAAGAGCATTATACCTCTATTGATTCTAAATGTATACTTATCGTTGTAATTACCTTCGAATTTGAGACCTTTCTTATCCGCATTACTCCAGTGTACCATAAAAGAAGTGTCTACTTCTGGTGGTTTTTCACTTTCTTCTTTTTCCATCTCCCTTTGAATCTTCTTAAGTTTTTTTCGGATTCTTTCCTCTACCTCTTGCTTAAGATTGTTCTCACGTATCTTTTCGTTTTCTTCTTCTTGAAGTTCTTTTGCTCTTTGAGATTCTTTAATGGCTTTCATCGCCTCTCTAGCAAGTTCCTCAACGGTTTTTTCTTCTCTGTCGCTCATTATGTTATAGTAATCTTTGATAGACCTGCTTTAGGGTTGTTTTCAAGAACTTCTTGACTTAATCCATCTGTTACCTTGACAACTTCTATTATATTGTCAGCAAAGTCTTTAATTTCGTTTCTATGTGTAATAATAAATACGTTCTTATATTTGTTACGTAAATAATTCAAAATATTTACCACACCCATAGTTAACTCATCATCCAGCGTACCAAAACCTTCATCAATAATTCTTATAGATGGCTTTGTGAGCCTACTCATATACCTAAGAGCTTCAGTTATAACAATTGATGCTATAAACTTTTGAGAGCCAGACGCAGATGAAAGAGGTAGTGAATCTATTTTATCTTCACTGAAGAAGAAAGTCTCAACTATATCTCCGTTAGAAAGTATTTCTAACTCTATTTTAAAATCAACAACCTCTGATAATATTGCGTTTATCTTAGAGTTTATGATAGGTAATTTATTTCTTATTATCGCAGCTGGTATTCCATCTCTATGAACAGCTTGTAAGTAAATTGAATACTTTTTAAAAAGTCTCTCCTCGTTTTTAATGCTTTTAAGTTTATCTCCATAATTCTCCTTGTTATTCTCAAGAACTTTGATTTCTCCAAAAACAGTATTAATATTCTTGTCGAGGTTAAACACGGATAATTTATAAGTTTTTAGTAGGTTTGACTTTTCATCAATACTATCTTGAATTACTGTGTTATTTTTTACTTTTTCTTTGTTAGATTCAAATTTTGTAATAGAAACTTTGAGTGACTCTATTTTTTTAGAATCTGCTTCTAGCAAATCTTTATTTGTTTTTAATTCTCTTGTTTTAGATTCAACAGAATTGTTATGAGCAACAATATCCTTAGAATTATTAATCAAATCTATCTTATCTTGAATTAATTTATTTGCATCTTTTTTTACAGAGATTGACTGCTCAAGTAAAGATACTCTTTCTTTTGAGTCTTTTACTTTCTTGTTGTGAGCAATAATTCCTTCACTTTCTCTAATCACACATTCTTTGTGAGTAGATAATTCTTTATTGATTCTAATATCTTCCAGACACCCTTCTTCTTTCTCTGGGTCAGCCTGGTGCTCTATGTGACCACAAGTTGGGCAGCACTTACCTTGATATGTCAATAGCTTGCTTTCTAATTCTGTGATTTTTTTCTTAATGTCATCTATTTTGCTTGGAAATTCGGAAACATCAATCTCCTCCTTTAGTGGGTTTGCTTTAATCCAAGCGTTAAGAGTCTCAAGAGTTGATTCTGTAGATTTTAAAGTAGTATTTTCTGCATTAAGCTTTCTCTGAAGTACGTCAACAGTTTCTCCTTCTTTAAATGGGAGTTCTTTTTTAAAGTTCTTTGATAGCCAATCTTCTAAAGACGATATATTCTCATTTATAGTTTTTACGTTTGTTTCTAATTTTAGAATTTCAGCATCCGCACTCTCTTTGCTCGATATACCTGAGTCTTCAACTTTCTCAAGTTTCTTAGTAAGCTCTAGTATATCATCATTTGTATCATTCTGCTTTGCTTCAGAAATAACTTTTTCCTCTTTCAAAGAATCAAGGTCTTTTGTTTTATCTGAGATTTGAGAATCAATGTCTTTTATTTGATTTTCAATCTCAATAGCATCACCAAGGTCTTTTTGCTTTCTCTTTACATCGTTAAAGAAAGATTTAGCATAATCATGTCTTTCCTTATAAGGCTCTAACCCAAGGAATCTGCTAATCAAATTATTCTTAGGTTGTTGTTGTTGACTTAAGTAATCACCAGAACCGCCTTGAGCCTGAAGTGACGTTTTAGTAAAATCATCAAACACCCCAATAGCATCTTTAACAAGAGCTTGCACTTCTTTTTGCTCTGCTGTTTTTCTATCAGAAATTTTATCATCCCATTTTTCCCCAACTAAAACACCATCTTCATCGTATTCTTTAACGAGTCTTTCATACTTTGTTTTAAAAGTATTTTTCCCATTATTTGTGGTAATTTGCCTATTAATTCTATATTTCTCTCCATTGATTGTAAGGAATAGTTTTACATACCCAGTATTAGAATCCGTATAAATGTTTACAAGATATTTAGACGCTCCCTGAGAACCTCCAATGATTTCTTTATAAAGACCCCAAACTATGGCTTTGATTACATTTGACTTTCCATTAAAATTCTTTCCAAATATACCAGTTAACCCACCAATGGCATCAATATCAATTTTCAACGGCTTCGTACCGAAAGAAAGTATATTGCTTATCTCAACAGAGTTAAGGTCCCAGTCGTCTATTAAATTAAGATTGTTATCATCAATTTCAAGAGTTGTATCTACGTGTTCAGAGAATTCAATTAACTCTTTAAGTAAATCATCGTCAATATTAAATTCACCATCCTTTATGTATTCTTTGAAGAGTTCTTCAAAACTTTGTTGCTTGGCCCCTTCTTCTTCATTTACTTCTGTGATGTCTCTTTTTATATCTTTGAACTCTACCCTTACACTTTCACATCCATATTTATCTTTTACAAGCCTTTTGATTTGATTCTCTTTTTCAATAGAGTAATTTTCTTCATAATCTTCCCAGGTAATGTAAACCTTTGTTTTTCTCTTATTGTTACTAAACTTAACAAATTCAACACGCTCTTCTATATCCTCTCCTCTTGAAATATCTATCTTAGCAAAACCGTAGTCGTTCATGATAAATTTTCTCTCATGCTCACATGTATCCGTATCCCATAATAAATAACCCTTATCAATTGATTCACCAAAGTTTTGTTGTATTAAAGAACCAGCATATGCCACAGTCTCATCGTCTCTAAATACTTGGTATTCATGAATGTCACCAAGCATAACCATATCAAAGTTGTTGAATGTGCTTAGTCTCATAAGATTATCTCCATGAGCCATCATACCATTGTCATTTCTTGAGCCGTATACAGTACCGTGATACATGCCTATGTATTTTTTTCCTGGCTCCTTTTTTTCTAAAGTTAGAATTTCATTATCCTTACAAGAATAAACCCCATAAACAAGTTCATCACCTATATTATAGAACCCAGAATCTGGATAATAATACACAGCGTTTCTATTGAAGTTTATTTTGTCTTTGTTTTCATTGGTTACAACAACAGCCATTTCCTCGCTCGTCTTACCAAGAAGGCTTGCTAGTTTAAATATAGGAGAGATAGCGTCTCCCTGCTCTAATTGTTGTAGGTTTATATCGTGATTACCTAGAATGACATCTGTAGGGGCGATTTCTGCAAGCTTAATAAAAAGTTCTGCCAACAATCCAAACGAACCTGGTGACATATTTATTTTATGATGCACCAAGTCTCCAGCTAGATAAATCCTATCTGGCTTTTTTACTCTTAGGTCTTCATATAATCTTTCGAATACTTGCCTGTATTCATCATGTCTCGTTCCAAATCTAATTTGTATATCGGCTAAGTGAGCTATTTTCATTCGTTTCCTAATTTTTTATTTACCTGCATTGCTAAATCAAGTCTTTTAATATTTCTTACAGCTTTTATTACTTCTGTTTTTCCAAACTGTTCATAGATGTAAGAGATGTCTCGTGTCAACATTTTTTTTCTCTTATCACCTTTTATTTCTGGGCAATTCTGCGCAATAAACTCTTTATTATATTCTCCTAAATCTACAAAAAAAACATTCAAACCTAAAGAAGAAAGTTTAGTGTATGTCTCAACCATTTTGTCGATTGCGTCTGGGTCAAAGCAAAGTATTACAGTGCTATTGTGTTTAACTAACTCGTCAGTTAATAGTTCTGATATTTCTTTTCCAAGAATAGGTATTGCATTTGGAAGTCTGAACATGTCAAACACGCCCTCAACCAAAAATATTGGCAAATCCCAGTTAATGAAATATTCATTGAAGATGATGTCGTTTTTAGCAACCTCTTTAGAAGATGGTTTTATGTAGGGTATTTTTGAGTCTTTCATGTAAGACCTAGCCTCGTAG